ATTATCATTAGCATTATCATTAGCATTATCATTAGCATTATCATTAGCATTATCATTAGCATTATCATTAGCATTATCATTAGCATTATCATTAGCATTATCATTAGCATTATCATTAGCATTCAAAATAGTCATTATGTTTTTGTGATTTGATAAGATAGATGAATTATAATTAAAAATGTCTTCTTTTGCTTTTTCGAGATTTATCAATAAATTTAAATTTGATTTATGAAATTGATTGAGATTATTAAAATTTTCCAATAATTTATCTGCTTCATATTTTTTTATGTTATTTGATGATATTAATGATCCTTGGTTTTCATAGATATCATTATTATAATAAATGTCATTAACGAAACTATAATTCATTTTTAATTAAAATCCTTTTAATAATGTTTATATAATAATAATAGATGAATATATCTGTTAAATTTAAAGATAAAGAAATTTTAAATTCAAATCATTTGACTTTTTCAAAATTGGGAATAATATTAATAAATGATATCACATTCAATTTAATTATTTATATATGGTATTTAATATTTATTTTTGGTGGCATAACTTCCATTAATCCATTTTTTGCATTAATAATATCATTACTATTTAATATTGGCGTATTTATCTATATGCTTTATAAGAAAATATCAAATGAGAATATTATTAAATACTTCATATTATTGATAGTATTAAAAATATTTCCATTGATATCATTATACAATAATGATAAAATATATATCAATTATATTGATGTATATTCGACATTCTATTTATATTTAATATATGTGCTAATTTTCTTTATTATTTATGATATAATATTGGAAAAAAATATCAATGTAATATCAGATACTGTAAATAAAGATCTAAAAACAAATATAACCGATAATAAAGACACAAGCTTAATGAGTTCTATTTATGATACTACTTATAACGACATCATAAAACAAATCATATGACAAAAAAGAGATTTAAGAAGATTGCCAATTTATCCTTAAATGTCTTATTTTAAAGACTTTCTTTATCAATAATACTAATAATCTTTTTCAAGATTGATGCACATTCTGTAATTATATTACCTTTGATTTCAACAATCTTATATTCATATTCATATTTCTTAATCTCCAAATCAGCCATTTTTATATTCTTCTCGTATTCTATCAATTTTATTTCATTTTCTTCAACTTTTGTTTTTATTTGATTAACTTTCTTATTTATTTCTTCCAATTCAACCTTCTTTATTATTTCTTCTTTTCCTTTTTTGGGTTCAACCACAGGAGGAAGAGAAATAACAGAATGTGAATTACTTTTTTTTAATTTATAAATAGAAAGAATTGTCATATTTATAATAGTCATTGTTTTAATGATAATATAATATGCGAAATTGAAGACAACACGAAACATTGTTATATTATCTTTGATTTCATAAAGATCATTTTTTTAAAATAATCTTATAAAATAAATACAAAAATAATTTGTATTTATTTTCTTTTCCTTTTTAAGACAGTTCAGCAATCACTTCATTGACGACACTTATAAAATCGTCTCTGACTATTTTTCTGTCATTCTCATTTCCACCGTATATAATCTCATAATATATACACTGCAATTCGATTTTCAACCGTTCGTGCAAATCTTGTGAAATCATATCTTTGAGATTATCAACAATTGATACAGCTTCGCGCCAAATTGTCCTTAAAGAAATACTATCGATTTTTTTAATTTCTTCAAATTTCAAAATAATTTCTTGGCGGTCCATTTTACTGCCTAAATATAAGAAAAAAGCATTAAATCATTTTTCTTTATTTTTCCTTTAATTTTAATTCATTTATAAGTTTGCTTAATAAATCTTCAACGGTGTAAAGTTTATGTAAATATATGTCCCATCTTCATAATAATCAGGATAATTTATTTCAAAATAAATGGCTTTCAATTCTTGATCTAATTCTAAAAATAATTTATCTTCAATATTTTCTCTTATCTTTTATTTTAGTTATTTCATTATAAATTTCATTCATTTCTGAATATTTAATCTTTCTTATTATTTCAATCTTTTCAGATAATAACATTATTCTTTATTATCAATTTTATTTTCTTCAATTATTGGCATAAATCCAACATCTATATTATCATTTATCTTTCTCAATATCTTTGGATCTATCTCATCATTATCATTAATCATTGGCGGAACTTCTTGTGGTGGCTTCAATAAGTTTAATATAAATACCGGAACAACTGATTGCAACGAAGTCAATGAAATTGAAGATGTAAAAATATAATAACTTATAATTGTTGTAACTATATAAATTATTGTAAATAATAAAATGTTATTACAAGAAAATAATGGTTTTTTATATGTTCCTGTTTCTTCATCATAATAATTTTCATTAACTCCTCGATCTAATGAATAGATAATACCAAAAATAACAACACTTATTATTATAGATACTATATAATATTCCATTCTATTATAAAATTTTAATTTAAATGTATGAGTTATTACATATAAATATAAAAAATATTTATAAATAAATATGAAGCTCGAATTGAAAAAATTTGATCCATCCACCATAAAAAGTGATTCCGTCATCGTTTTTATTGGTAAGCGTAATACAGGCAAATCTTATTGTATGAAAGATATTTTGAGCTATCATAAAGATCTTCCAGTTGGCGTTGTTATTAGTCCAACAGAAGCTGCAAATAATTTCTTTGAAAAATTTGTCCCTAATATGCTTATTTATGATGAATATGAACCTGCGATTGTCAAAAGATTTTTAGAAAGGCAAATCACTATCAATAAACAGAAAGCAATTCAAGAAAAAAAATTTCATTCTTCTGATATTGATAATCGTGCTTTTTTAATTTTAGATGATTGTTTATACGATAAAACCTGGCCAACAGATAAAAATATTAGAAGTATTTTTATGAATGGTAGGCATTATAAAATATTCTTTTTGATTACTATGCAATATTGTATGGGTTTGCCTCCTGTTCTTCGTGCAAATATAGATTATGTATTTATTTTCAAAAATAATATTATTAAAGAAAGAGAAAAAATTTATAATCATTATGCAGGTATCTTTAATGACTTCTCCACATTTTGTGCTGTTATGGATAATTGCACCGAAAATTATGAATGTGTTGTAATTGATAATAAAGTTCAAAGCAATCGCCTTGAAGATCAGGTTAAATGGTATAAAGCAAAGGATGCCGATTTTAAAATGTGTACTCCGGAATTATGGAATTTGTGTGCATTAGAAAAAGAAAGGAAATCAAATATGTTAGCTTATGAAGACGAAGAAGAAGATGAGCCATATGATCCAAGCGTATTTTTAAAGAATAAGAACAAAAATAAACCGGTAATTAATATTAAAAAGAAAATTTAAATAGGATCACAATCTGTTCTAATTGGATTTATTTTTATTACAGTATCATTATCAATCAATGTTGATAATATGCCACTGTCTAAACGATTATTAAAAGCATTGGCTTTAAAATCTGATCTCATTGGTTCCCTTGTTATATTTTCTCTTGTTATTGGAACTGGTAATCCCTCAGATATCAATCCTAAATGCCCAAGTCTTTCAGCTTCCTCAAGATCAATTTGTTTCTTATTAATCATAACATTAACATTTTCTTTTGGAACTCCTACGAATTTTCCACCTCCATTTGGAGTATATCCGGCTTTCATCATCACTAATTCACGAGTTCCATCAATCTCTGTATTATAATCGGCTTCTCTATCTGTTGGTAAAAATTCAGTCTTACTTCCTAATATACCAAAATTTTCTGTTAATGAAAATTGTCTTTGTGTATTTTTGGCTTTCTCTTCTTTAACTAAATAACCACCCAATAAACCATTTAACAATCCACCCAAAAACCCATATTTAGATCCTCCTAAATCTATTGTTGTCTCTTTTACTGTCTTTTTAGCTACAATAGATGGATCATATACATAAGTTGAATAATATGAAATTTTATTTATATTTCTTGTTGTATCTTCCGGCTTTAATGTCTGTCTTAATGTTGTTCGTGTCTTATCTCCATTCTTTGCATATCCTGATTGTTTTCCTTCCATAAATCCCCCATTCCCTTCATGAATTGTTGTCTCCTTTATTGTTGTCTTTGCTATATCATATAACGCCGAATAACTTTCATCCGGACCACTCAAATTACCATTATTTCCTTCATGAATTGTTGTCTCCTTTGTTGTTGTCTTTGCTGTATCATATAAAGCTGAATAAGTTTCATCAATTCCACTTAAAATACCTCCATTACCCTCATGAATTGTTGTCTCTTTTGTTGTTGTTCTTGCTGTATCATATAAAGCTGAATAAGTTTCATCAATTCCACTTAAAATACCTCCATTTCCTTCATGAATTGTTGTTTCTTTTGTTGTAGTTCTTGCTGTGTCATATAAAGCTGAATAACTTTCATCTGGACCACTTAAATTACCATTATTTCCTTCGTGAATTGTTGTTTCTTTTATAGTAGTTTTCATTATATGATTATCAGGATCATATAATGTTCCCTTTTCTGGCAATTGAGGTGCAGCATTTCCATTTAATCTGGGATTATCAATTAAATATTCTTTCAAACTAAATTTAATTGCATCTGTTATAGGAGATACCATAGCTTTAATAACACTTGTTAAATTAGCAACTGGAGTTTCTTTTTGAGTTAAATTTCTTTCTGTATCATAAACAATTATACTATTTTTTCCATAATCATTTTGGATTGTTGCATGATCATCCTGAGATTTTATAGAACCATAATAATTAATATGAGTTGGAACTCTTTTTGATTCTAATTCATCTTTTACAGGTTCAATTGGTCTTTCTCTATCTTTCTTTAAAACAGATTGACCCTTAAACCAATTGTCCTCAGTTTGATAAAATGAACGATCAGCCCTATTTTTAGAAATTGGTGCAACATAACCACGCATTTCTGTATTATTCATAGGTTTGAGAGGAAGCGTATAAACTGAATTTCGTTGATCTGATTCAGGTCTTAATTGTTCTTTTGTCTTTGGTCTAACATAAGACATTGTATCGGCTTGTTGAAAACCTCCTGTTCCTTGACTTGAATAACCCTTATTTAATCCTGGACCAACTCTTATTTGTTCAATTGGCGTAACATTATTCTGAAGTTTTCCCAAATTTGCCCTAGCCATTAAAAATTTTGTTCGATCAATCATATTATCATTAAAATTTGAAACATTGTCAAAAAATGCAGATTTTGGAACTTCTTTTTTTTTGAAATTAACATCAGTGCTATAACCCATATTTTTATTTAATCCAAAATTTTCAATGTTATTTTGAGTTACCCCCTTTCTTAAAAAAGGTTGCATATTTCCGTGTTTAAAGTTTTCAATCTCCATAATTTCACCAGATAAACTGCTTTGGATCATATTATTATTTACATTCATATCATCACTATCTAAATAATGAGGTATTACACCAGTTTTAAAAGGCATTTGGGCTTTTTTATAATAATTATCACTCAAATTTTGTTCATAATTTTTAACCTTATCATAATATTTTGAATTATAAATATTATCCATTGATGGCATTTCATTATTCTGCATTTTTCTCTCTTTAACTGAATAATGGATAATTATTTAATTACTTAATCTGCATAAATAAAACCATATTCTGCCCTATCCATATATTCATTATCATCTTCTTCATCTTCTTTACTTAAAATGTGTTCATTTTCTCCATCAATCTCAGCAGGATTTGGATTATTATTAACCTCTTCATTAAAATCTTCCTCTTCGTGATATTGCAACCCATATTTCTTTAATTCTTTTTCAATTTCCTTATCTTCTCTTGACTTCTTATTCATCCTTGCAAGAATATCAACCTTATTTTGCTCACGAATTTTATTTATAAAATCAATTTGTTCTTCTTGATTAAACATTTTAGCATTTTTAATAATCTCTTTTACCTTCTCAACAATCTCTTTTAGTATTTCCGCATAATTGGGAATATCAATTGCTGGAACCAGCTTTTTATTTATAGCATTTTCTGGAACTGCTGGAAGTGCCATTATTCTTATTATTGCTATTTTTCTGATATTAATAATATCATTTATATTATCAACCATCGCATTTAATTTATCCAATTCTTTTATTGTATTATTTATAATATTGATATAATCTAACGATTTTAAATATTTATATAATATCTTTGATACTCCTATTCCAATCTGCTTATAATTCTCAAAAGTATAATTATTAAATAGAGGTTTCAATTCTTTATCATTAAAATAAGGAATATCTTTATAATTTTCATCTGTGGTTTTATAAATAGACATCAATAATTTATCAATTAAATCTTTTGTAAATACTGTTTTCGTCTTCTTTGTATCTTTCAAATTCTCAAGCCATTCTTCTAATCCCACTGACTTCAATTCATATTTAATAGGATTTGATATTCTTTCAAATATTTTAATCTTCTCTTTTATTATTTTTTTCTTAATATAAAATCTCTTATAACGAGGCATATTAAATACTCTTTCTCCCATCAATTTCTCTTTCGCCTTCTTTAAATCGTGTCTTTCAGTTTTCATATATAAATCAGCTGAAAAATTTTCATCAATCTTCTCTAAGCAACAACCTTGCAAATATTTATGAATTTTTTTTGCATTTATTGTTGGCATATAAATCAATGCATCAATATAAGCCTTTAAAAATGCATTTCCTTTATATTCCCTTCGTTTCAATAGATCATATAATGTATCATAATATTTGCGACCGATATTTATCTTCTTTTCCTTATTCTTAACCTTTCTTATAAGTTCTATTTCCGGATTTTCATTTATCTTATCATTAATAATTTTCTTATAATCATCTGTCAATTCTACTAAATTTGCATATTCATCTTTATATACATCTCCATAAACCTCTTTGAAAATACAATTTAAATAAACTGTAACTCCATTTTTAGCCGTCATATCATATGGGACGCCATATTCTTCCCACAAATGATCACATTCTGGCGATATTTTAGAATAATCAATAAATAATGTTCCTTCTACAATTGCTTTTTGAAGTTTAACAGACCAATAAGCAATAAGCTCATAAATTACATTCTTAAAATTATCAAAATATTCATTAATAGCATTTATAATTTTAATATTATCTTTTCCCTCAATTAAAATATATTTTATCTGTTTTTTCATATAAATCTCAAGTTCATCATTATCAATATTTGGAATATATTTTTTTATTATTGTTGCCTTTGGTTCGAATGTTCTAAATTTATTAAATAAATGAGTTGTTAGCATATCATAATTTAACGGCAACCCACTTATAAAATGCATTCGGTTTATGAATGGCAAAGCCAATTTTAATAATTCTGCAAATCCAGCTTCACTGTTATATAATTGATTTGTATAATATTTCTCTAAATTTGGTTGTTCTTCTTTCTCCTCTTTCTCATCTTCTATTTCATTATTTCGTTCTTCTTCATTAACAACTTCTTGAACTTTTTTCGGATTACCTTCATATTTACTCTCATCAGCTCCAACTGAAATTTCGTGTTCATCATAATGACAATCAAATGTCAATTTATAAATATCTGTAAAAGAATATTTTAATAATTCAAATCGTGTTTCTAATTCATCCAATTGTTCTATAATTGTTTTTTTATTATTTGCTTTGAAATTTTCTAATGCCTTATTCGCAATATCAATATTCATATTAACTCTCAATTCTCTGAGATTTGAAATAATATCATTATAATTTTTATCATCAATATTAGAAACAATTGAATATATTGATAATTCAATATTTTTCGTCACTGTTTTCGTTGTCCCTTTTAAAGATTTTGCAATACTATCAACCGATTTCAAAGTTAAATCAACAAGAGATTTAATCTCTTTCATAATATTAAAAAAAGTATAACGAGGATTATTAATTGCAACTTTTTCATTTTTAATTTTACCATAAACAATTTTTTCAGGCTTTTCTGATTTTTGCAGATTTTGAAGATAAGTTTTAATTTTATTTAAATCATCTATTGAAATATTATCTAAATTATAATTATATTTCTGCAATAATAAATTTATACTAGTATAATTATAATTATCAATATCTATCTTATCCAATGGAAGCTCAATTTTATAATCCTTTATCAAATCTTCAAACTCCTTATATCCATCTGCTGATAATGTTTCTAATTTTAAAGGTGAATGCAAATGAGACATTATCTTATCATTTAAATAATCCTCTAGAATAGCAACAGGACTATATAAATATACTCCTAAAATTGGGATATTTCTTTCATCATCTTTGAATATAATATAATTATTATTTTCAGATATTTCAATTACCGTCTTTTGTTCTGCTTTAAATGTTAATTTATCCTCAATATTATAATTTAACGGAAACCATAATTTATTCTTAGATTTAAAGGCTAAATCAATATCATTTATCTTATCATATTTCTTCAAATTTGATATAAATAATGCAATATCATCTTCTTCAAAATTTCCACGATCTGCATCTGCAATTATAATAAAATTATTAATATTTTGTTTGTTTCGATTAATTATTTCATAAAATAATTTTAAAAAGTTTTCTGCCTTAGATTTCTTTTTAACAAAATTAAAAAGTTCGTTATATATCTCTTCTCTTGAAAATGCAATAAAATTGGGATTTTCTTTTATTAATTCTTCCATACTCACCAATTCATAATATTCAATTTCTGGTATATCTTCATTTACATAAATAATTTCATCAGAAGACATAATCTATTATTATTTAAAGATATTTAATAATATAATAAAATAATGAAGTATTTGTTATTCATTCTTTTTTCTTCTTTAATGCTGTTCGGTTCTTCTTTCGTTTTGCATATTGATAAACATTATACAAATATAGCAGCCAATATCTTTAATCTAAATACTAATATTAAATATAATCCATACATCTTTAAAGATATTAAATATTATAATCAAAATCGCAGCATTTGTTATAATTTTAATCATAAAAATAATATGACTTATTATCTCAAAGACAAAAATAATTATATTATTTCATTCAACATTTTCAAATATAAATATCTTGTCTTCCTAAAATCAAAACCTATTACATATAATCACACTGAAATTAATATTGATATTCGTCAAAGTCGTCATTATCGAAATGGTTATAAAATTAATTTCAATCATTACAATAGAATAAATAACATTATTTATAGATATATTTATAATAATGTTATTAGAAAAGAAAATGAAGAATTATCTATCGATTTATTCAAATATTTTAATAACTACTAACAGGCTGTTTGCAGGATAATATATATGTTGGTTCTCCATATGGATAACCAGGAGAATAATTTTTATTTTTTTGATTTAAATTTTGCCAATTATTTAAATCAGCATCATTAACAGTAGCTTTTGATGATTTCGGCATGAATAGGGATTGATCTTGTGGTTCTTCGATTAAAGGTATATGATTATCTTTCGCAACCATTCTATAATTAATGCCTATTCTGTCAAATTTTTCAAGTGCTGTTGCTTGAGGATCCCAGAATAAAGGGTCAAAACGATTTATTCCAGTTTCCTTTAATGTGCAAGGAGGATTTGATAAACGACAAGATTCCGTCGGAATAGCACATTTTCTAGCATCCTTATTTGTAGTAGTTTTACAACCTGTTGAAGTATAACTATTTGGCAAATATGCATCCTTATTACATTTAGAATTTTTATAATTCAATCCAGCCAATTCACTTGAATCATCAACAGCCTTCTTCATTGAGCATGTATTTTGTCCATAACTTTGATATCTCATAAATGGATCATCTGGAATAGTTACTGCACAATTATTACAATCATTATATGGAGAATTTAATTGATATAAACCTGGATATATGGATCGAGATAATTGCTCTTGATAACTTCCATTATCATATTTTAATCTTGTATCATTGGGAGTATTCATATTTCTATTATTAACAATTATTTATTTTTAATGGTGGTGGAAGTGGCACCGGACGATACATTATTGATTGGCAACTTGGGAGATGTTTCATTGTTTGATCAATTGGAGGTGTCTTATCATTGTTTATAATACCATTATCACTAGGAGTATATAAATTTGATGGACATCTTGTTATAATTCTTGTCTGTCCTCGTAATTCACTGTCTAAATCAACTAAATTTCCTTTGATATGTGAAACAGCAGTCCCTCCAACTAATCCTAATTGATGCATACATTTATTGCTATTTTCATATCTGAAAGGAGATAATATATAACTTAATGTATCTACACTAGATTTTAAATCAACTTTATATGAACAATTATCATATTTTGTTCTATTAAAACTCATCTTATATTATAATTCTATATTATATTATTATTAAAATTTAATCTGTTTATATAAGATCTTGTATCTTCCCCTCCGCGTGTCCAATTTTCAACTATATGATCAGGGTTTTGAATATCTTTCATACAATCCACAAGCGGAATAGGATTTTTAATTTGTAATTCCATAATTCCCTTTTTGCTACATGCACCATTTTTACCAATTCCACCAAGTAATCCGGAATCTGTTCCTGCTAATAAATCTAATTCCGCATTTATATCTCCAGATTGAGCCTTGAATAATGGACCACCATTAAATAAGCGTTTGAATAATTGTAAGCGACATCTATCACGAGTTACGCTATCATAATTATTAACTAAACGGCTATAATCATCAATTAAACAAGCATCGGCTAAACCATAACCAGGACGACCTCGGAGATTTACATGATCATAATAAAATTCAGGCATTCTGACATCTGGTTCTTTGCATTCAACTAATTGAGTTGAAAAAGTATAATAATCATTTATTTTATTATTACCATAATTTTTTGCTTCTTCCCAGCAACTATCTGAACACATATTATTTTGTTTATCAAAAAATGTAGCCATTTTAATTATTATTCTTTTCTACTTATAGAATATTATAATTTTATATATTAAAAATGATTGATTTTTATAAAATTGAATTATACGAACTAATTTTATATATTAAAAATGATTGATTTTTATAAAATTGAATTATACGAACTTGAACAACATTTATTAGGTTATATAAATTTTAATTTAGATACCAGAAATAATAAAATTAAAGTTTCATATATTTATATTAATGAACCTGGAAAGAAATATGGAACATTCTTATTAATAATTTTTATGTGCTATGTTATCAATTATATTGAACAAAATCTTATTACTGGAATATATTTAGATGATTGCAGCGACTTATCTTGCACAACTCAATCAATTTATTATAAATTTGGAATGAGAATATTAGATCAGAATAAACAAGAAGAATTAGGAGTTCGATTTTTGAAATCTTTGAGAAAATCAATTAAACCATCTTCTTCATCGGATATTACAACAACAAAAGAAATAAATTTTAATACATTCTATCATTATTATAATTCTTTAGTTGATTATTATAATCAAATTATGGAAGAATATACAAAAACAAATAAATTCTATTTTATTGTTTATAAAATAGATGTTAATGAAAAAACAAAAACCGAAATATTAAGAGAAAATCCTAAAATTTGTATGCGAAAAATACCAGATTTTGAAAGACGAACAAGATCAAAAACTTAAATTATATTCTTATAACATTGAATACCATTATTTTCTTTACAAGTTTTATCACGATAATATAACCATTTTTCATATGATTGACGATCATTCGGAATAGTAGTTGCAGGAACCGTATAAAATTGTCTTTCCGAAAAATTGCGTTCATAAATATCATTCACATCTTTATAAACAGTTTCTTTAAAATAAGTATTTACATTATTTTCAATTTCACTTTCATTATATGGACAAGCTTTGATATTATTATTACTATTTGTATAATCTATAATTGATGGGTTCATAAATGGATTTTCAAGTGATGGTTTGACACATATTTCATTATTTACAACTGCTAAATTTCTATTACTCAAATATTCATTTGTTTCTATTTTTGTTTTTTCATCAAATAAATAAATATAAAATAAAAATATTATTAATACAATTGCTATTAATATAATTGCAGGATCTTTGAATATAAATAATAATATTATACTCAAAAATATTATCAAATATACAATTGCCATTATTTTCTCCTTAAAACTCATAGTTACCAATGGAATTATATTCATCTTTCTATTTTTTAATAAGATGAAAAGAAAAATAATATTTATTTGTTATTAAGTTTATTTCTTAGTTTTTCTTTTTGCATTAGTTTCTTTAATGCATTCATATCAACCCCCTGTTTTTGTTTTCTTCCACCTCCGCCTCCTCCTCCGCCTCCGTTCTTCATCATCATTTGCATCATATTCATAGCCATATTCATACCACCATCACCTCCTCCTCCATTTCCACCACCTCCACCTCCAAATAGTCCAGGTAGAAGTGATGCAAATTTCATTGCATCATTCATTATAGCCTCTTGGGATAGCTCACCGCTTGAAATCTTGCTTGACATCTTTTGACTAACATTTGTGAAAAGTTCTCCAAATCCACTATCAGGTTTTGCTATAGCCTTGAATATATCGCCTTCCTCTGATATAGATTGTTTAAGTTTAGTAAGATCAATATCTTCAATAATCTCTTTTGCAATCTTTCCAATTGTTGTATCCTTGAGAGTATCCATATTTGGCATTCCATCAGTTGAACCGCCATCAGTCTTAATATTATCTTTCTTTAACTCATTCAAACGAACAAGAACTTTTTTAACATTATCATTAGCAATTGTAATTTCAGTTCCTTCTTCAGTTTCTTCTGTTACCTTCTGAAGTTCCTTAAGAATAGCAGTTATTTCATCTTCAGTTAATTCATTTGTATAAATATAAAGAACGCCGAGATAATGATGAGTTATGAAATTATTTCTCAGAAGTTTAACAATATCTTTTAAAGTTATGTCCTTATAAATTTCAAGTTGTGAATTTGCATCATCCTTTAACCATTCATCGCATTTATCTTTTTCCACATTAACATAATTATCCCAAGCAGTTGCAGTCTTTTCCTTGAAAAATTCAATGTATTCAACTGAAGTTTTATCATAAGTTTGATAATTATCTTTAACTGATTTTAAAACCTTCTTTGCTGTCTCGCTATGAAGACGATGTTTTTTAGCTATATTTTTAAGCTTCTTAAGTAGATCAATATAATATTGATTAAATATATATGTTGTATTTAAAGCTGCCATTTGTTTATATGTTTTAATTTTAATTAAATATCCTTAAATAAATTTTCTCTTTGTTTTTGAAGTTCGTCAATAGATGGAAGTTTTTTATTTGATTTTTCTGAATCGAAATCTGCCATTTTTGGCATTTCATTTAATGTTGAAGAAGTGTCCAAACTTTCCCATCTATATAATCGATCCTTATTTATATTCATCGAATTTATATTATCATCTGTTATATCACTATAACTATCCGCTGTAATTGCACCTAATGAAAATGCTGACGGCTCACCAATTACTTCATCATTTTTATTTAAAGGAACTGGAGAAATTATAGAAGTATTTGGCGTTTCTCCTTTATCTCTAGTATTCTTATTTGCCGTAAATAGATATCCCCTATTTGGCAATAATAAATAATCAAATACTGCCTTTCCATAAATTATTTCTTTTGATGGTAAGAACATTAAAGCAGGAACAGCCTTAATTTTATGTTTAATTTTATTTATAATACCATCAATAACAACTAATTTTATTGTTTTCTTTGTATCGTGGATTTTTATTGTATCTAATAAAACAGAACAATGCTGACAAGTTTCACTATAAAATAATATCATTTTATTAAAAATAAATGATATAATAAAATAATAAAAATTGACATAAAATTAATATAATTTAATTTTAATAAAAGATGTTTAAGAATTATATTTATGAACCAAAATCTCAAAAAAATTCATTTGAAATTGAAAATATGGATTTGTCTATTGTTAATGGAATTCGTAGAATTATTTTAACTGAAATTCCAACAGTTGGTTTTTATGGTGAAGATGAACCAACTATAACTATGCATAAAAATACTGGTCCTCTCCATAATGAACTTATGAAACATAGAATTGGTTTAATTCCTATTAATGTAACTGAAGCAATTACAGATGATTATGTTGATAATGATTATGTATTTGAATTAAATATTATGAATGATAGTTCAAATACTATTAATGTAACAACTGCCGATTTTACCGGAACTTATAAAGATAAACCACTAACTTCAAAAGAATTAAATGAATTATTCCCTCCTAATCCAATTACTAAAAGTAATATTCTTATTACTCGTTTAAGGGCTGAAGAGCATCTTCATTTTACTGCAACTGCTATTAAAAAAACTGCAAAAACCAATGCTTCATTCTCTCCTGTCTCTCTTGCCAATTTCTATTTTATGGAAGATCCAAAAGAAGCAGCCAAAGCCTCTAATATTCTTGATAAACACCGATCTTATTTTAAAAATAGTTATGGAGATCCAACTCAAATAAAATTCGAAATTGAAGCTGTTAATAAAATGTCTTATCAATATCTCTTCTCAAAAGCTATTGATATTATTATTGGAAAATTGAATAATCTTATTTCAAATATTGATACAATCTTAATTGAACCTGTCGCAAATAATCCATTTTCAGTTAATTTTCATATTGAAAATGAAGATGACACCCTCGGAAATATTATTCAATCTCTACTTCATAATAAGTATATTAGAGATAGTAATAAATATAAAGGAGTTATATGTTCTTACATTGGCTATATCTGCCCACATCCATTAAAACAATTAATGATTGTTCGAGTTACTCTCGAAGATCAAACAAACCCTGAGAAATTCAAACAATTTCTCACAGACAATTCATATGAAATTATTAAAGAATTAGAATTAATCAAAAATGAATGGATTAAATTTAATTCTAAGAAAAAATAAAGAAATTACCAGACATGAACAGGAGTTTTAAAATAACAATAAACCTTTGTAGCGTATCCATAAAATAGTTGTGCCATCAGATGATTAACATTTGAATAGGATATGATTTTAAATACGCGAGTTTTAGTTTCATTTCCATTATCACGATCAAGATATTCAGAAAGATTAAAAGGACGAGAACCGATATTATTAATAATTGATATCACTTCTTTTGTTTTTTCCTCAACTTTATCATCTACCGGAACTTCAACAACATATTCAAAATAACTCATTCTTATAATTATATATAATATTATAATTCTTTAAGTATTTTATTATAAAGATTATATTCAATTTCTGAATTAACTAATTTATCGTTTGTATCAAAAATAAAACTATTCATATCATATTTATATTTAACATCCGGAATAAACTCCTGATAATTATTTTTATCATATGATTTAATATCTTCATTCATATCGCATTCATTTAATACCCCAACAACTTTAGCCATTATAATGACATGCTTAACACCATTTGACCGAACTAATAATTTTATATGCCTTGCTAATGGCTTATTTTTTCTATAAATTAATATATCTATTTCTAATAATAAAATTCCGCTATCTGTTTTAGATTTCTTATAGCGAACCATAGAATGTTTTATAATATTAAAATTATTTGGGTCATTTGGTAATGTAAATATCGGATGCTGAAATATTTTTTTTAAAAAAATTAAGATATTATTATAAACTAAACTTATATCATTATTATTAATCCAATTTCCCCAATCAATCCCATCAATATTTTTAATAATCTTATCATTATTAATATTCAATAATTCCGATAATTTTCCATCAATCTCATCATTTCCAAAATCATATAAAACATTTTTATTATTGCTAACGACTAAATCATACGGTAATTTAGATTTTATTAATCTTGACATAGGATACTCATTTATATTTGTATAATTCTTTTTATCACTGAAACATTCAATATTTACATTTATAATTAAATAGAATATTATTATTAATAGAATAATAATCAATAATTTATACACAAATAACATCTATAACATATAATATAAAATAATATTTATTTTATAGAGAATGCTAATACTGTGTATTTTATTATATATCCTTATAATTTTATTATTATTTCTGCTAAAACCTTCGATTATGTTTGATGGAAATGGAAATATTAAAAATTATACCCCAAAATCCTTAATGACTTTGGATATTATGTATCCGTTTATTGCCCTATTATCATATTATTTAATTCTTGTAATAAAAATAACTTTGGATAGTTAAAAATAATGGATTATATAAAAAATTGGATTTTGACCCCTCAACAAAAATTATCAACAAATTCTTGTTTATTTGTAATTGGAAATTCAGGAATTGGTAAGAGTTTTGCTATCAATAATTTATGCCGTGAATTAGATTTATTTGTAATTCATATCAATAGTTTTAATTGTTCATCTTCAAAACAATTAATCGATCTTTTATATAAATCATTCGTTTCTTCGCTAATTCAACAATTAACAAATAATAAACAACAAAAGATTATTATTATTGATGAATTTGAAACATTGCTATCTTTCGATAGTACAATGAATATACATCTCTTAAATTTTCTCAATACTAATCATAAACATATCCCAATTATATGTATTGGATCAAATAATGTTAAATTGGGGGAAATTAAAAAGATTTGTTCTTTTTATGAATTCCCCAATATTCCTATAAATGATATTCACAAAATATTGTTGAATTATAATAATAATTTAACTATTAATCAAACTAAAGAATATGCACTTCAAACAAATCATAATATTAAAAAATGTATTCAATTAATCACCAATACCTATTATAATAAAAATGATGATTTTTCGGAAATATGTGAATTATATGCTAATAACTTTAATCGTGATAATTTCAAAAGAATTATTTATAAAGATCAATGGCTAATTCCACTCAAATTTCATGAAAATTTAATCATCGAATTTAATAATAGAAATATAACAAAACAACAGAAATATTATTATTACAAAACATTTATAAATAATTTCTGCTATTTTGATATTATTATGAATAAAAATACTGATATAGGCATTGATTATTTTATAAGTATTATCAATTTCCTATTTTCATTAAAAAAGAAAAATAATAAATCGCATTCATTAACTTATTTTACAAAATTATTAAGTTATTTATCCTTGCAGAAAAAAAATAATAAAAAAAATTATAAATTTAATATTCCAGTCGGTCAATTTAACAGAAATTATCATTTGAGTATTATTAATAGAAAATTTATTTATTAATAATAGATAGTCAATAATTTAAATATGAGTAGTTATTCAACAGACACAAGCAATATATTTGATGTTTTATCAAATAATAAAGTTATTTCTAGAGCAAAAGAAAGTGTTGATGATATTTATGATACAGTATCAGAAAATAGATCATTATTCATAGGTCTTTTTGCAGTTGTCTTAATTACAATAATAGTTGCCACTATTTTATATTCATATATTGGATGGCAAATTTTTCAAAAAAGTGAAAATACTATAAGTGAAACTAAAATACCTATAGTAGCTACTAAATTAAGCCGTTTCACTGCTAATATTGATAAAACAGGAAACGGAGCAAGACGAAGTATATCATTTTGGATTTATATCAACGATATGAATAAATATTCAGGTCAATATAAAAATGTTTTAGCATTAAGTAATCACGGTGATGATTTAATACCTGATAGATGTTCTCCTTATATATTCTTAGATAATAGAAATAATAGTTTATATGTCCGTTTTTCAAATAAATATGCTCAAAATGAGTTAAGTATTGTTAAAAATTGTGCTAATATAGGAACAGATGAAGCATTGGCAGAATACATGAGACAAGGTATTCAAATTAAATATATTCCTTTGCAAAGATGGGTTCATGTGGCTGTTGTTTGTAATGCTGATACTTATCGAACTCATCTTTATGCATATGTTGATGGTGATTTAGTTAATACTGTTGGAGATAAAGATATTTTTGAATTATATAAAAATGCTGTAATACCTAAAAAAGAGGCAAAGTTAAATGATATTGACTTGAATATGTCAGGATATTTATATATTGGAAATAATCCAACTGGATTATGCGGACCTGGATTTTCTGGCTTAGTATCAGGATTTAGTATATTCAATTATGAACTCAATCCAAAAGATATTTATCATCTTTATAACAGAGGACCAATAACCGGATTTATGGCAACATTAGGTTTAGGAGCTTATGGAGTTCGTAGTCCTATTTATAAATTATAATATCTATAATTAAATTAGAAATGATTAATACAGTAGTTCAAATAATATTATCAGTATTTTTAATTGCCATTATGGCATTTATTTGCTATTCTATTTATAATAATGAAATAATTAAATCAATAAAAATAAATTCAACAACTAAAAGAAAAACAGAAATATTTACCGGTATATTTGATTATACTGAACATACAACACTCATTTTTGAAACGTATGATGCAACTGCTAATAATTTTCTTGATATAAATCCATCTACAAATCAAAATGGAGGTGCTGAATATTCATATAATTTCTGGTTATATTTTGATTATTCAAATAGCAATGTTATAACGAGTGACGTAGATAGTGATATTAGTGCGTATAAAGATTATGCATATATTGTTTTATTTTATAAAGGAGAGTTAAATACATTACCACTCATAACAAATGGTTATCAATGTGATTTTAATTATGATCAAGAATTAAAATCTTTAAAATATTTAGATGAAAATATTAATATTAAAAATCCATTAGTAAAAATAAGAAATGATGCAAAAGAAATTATAGTTGAATATAATAATATTAATTTTCCAGAAAGTTATAATTCAAGTGCTGCTAAATTTAAATGTTCAATTAATGAGAATAAGTTTAACAAGAGAAATTTAAATAAATTTGGTATCAAAGATATTAAACCTGAAAAATTAAAACAAACTTTTAATATGATTACAATAGTTTTTCAAGAAAAACCAAAAAATGAACTTATTTTTAATATAGAAAGTACAAATTGTAAAGTATATTTTAATGGTACTCTTATTGAAAATAGAATTGCACATTCATCTGCTATTGAAACTAACAATGATTATACTAGTATTAAATCAAGAGTTATGAAAAGTAATTTAAGTAAATTATTAGTAAATCCAATTAATATAACTCCTGCAATAAATAGTATTAAACTTATAAATATAACACCTGAAGACACTAATAAAAAAACATCACAAAATACAGATGCAACTTTGAAATCTCCATTATTAGTAGCCGATTTATCATATTTCAATTATGCATTATCACAAAAAGAAATAACTTTGTTATATAATAAAGGTTATTCAAAATCAAAAGTATCATTTAAATCAAAAATTGAAAATGCAATCCCTAAAGGAACATTATATAAAATAGATAAAGAAGAATATCTTAAACCTATTTAAATAACTTATATTATTATTATAATAATAATATGGGTATCGGATTATTTCAATTGATATCTAAAGGTAATTTGATAAATGATGTATTTAATAATCCTAGTATTAGTTTTTATAATTATGTATATAGACGTCATACTAATTTTGCCATTGAAAATATTATGCTCACATTTGATACATCACCATCTCTTTTAAGTAATATGCATATTAGCAATGATTTTTCTGTTAATCTTGCTTCTATTCCTGATGTAGATTTATTAAGTAATCTTCATTTAATATTTACATTACCTGCTGTATATTCTAGCAAAAAATATAAATTTAGATGGGTTGAAAATGTTGGAGCTTTATTAATAAAAAAAGCTTATATTGTTATTAATAATAGCATTATCGATACTATAACTGGAGAATGGCTTGTAATTTGGAATGAATTAACAATGCCTGTCAAAGATAATTTTAATTATATGACTGGAAAAATTGATGCTCTAAATAATCCAAGAAGACCAGAAACAACAATTCGCATAAGAAATAATATTATTAATCCATATGACTATTTAGAAAGTGATCGTTCTTCTCCTAATGCTATTCCTTCTATTAACAGTCGCGATGTAATTATTCCGCTTCCTTTTTGGTTTAGTAAAAATCCAAGTTTAGCTCTGCCAATTTTTAAATTGGCAGCAAGTAATAGAATTGTATTTAAAGTTGAATTTGAAAATATTGAAAAGTTATATACTGTTTATTCTCCTGTTTATAATATGCATGTTTCCCCTAATTTTTATAATCTAATTCATAATGAAAAGATTAATATAAATACTTTCATTAAACAAGATGTTTTTAGATCTCATATTGAGGCATTTTATGTAGTTCTTGATCAAGATGAATATAAAGAAATAAGCAATACAGCATTTAAAAATTATTTAATTGAAAGTATTTCAATTATTTCTAATGATTTTGTTGCATCTATTGCAGAAACCGTTAATACTATTACTATAAATTCTAAATTGGGAGTAAAGGAAGTAATCTGGACATTAAAAAGAGCAGATAGTGTTGATAATTTTAATGATATTATAAATTATACTTATAGTATTCCTGGAAATAATGAAAAAAGCATTATGAAAACAGCAAGATTAAATTGGGATATTAATAGCGGTAGTTATATTTATAGTAGAGTTGAAGAAAAAGAAGCCCATTTTTATAATGCTATTCAACCATATCAATATCATAGTGCTATTCCTCGCCAAGGAATTTATTTATATTCATTCTCATTATATCCTGAAAAATGGTTTCCGTCTGGCTTTTATGATGGTTCATATTCAAAGATGATATTGAGTATGACTTTTAATAAATATGAAAATAATTTAATTGATAAAATTTATGATAATCAAGTATTTGTAGTAAATAGAGATAAGATTTATGCAAATGTCTATGTTGTTGAATATAATATACTAACAATGATTAATAATAACATTGGCTTAAAATACGCAAATTAAAAATATTAAGATTATAATAAATGGATATTATAGTTTTTATTATAATTGTTATCGTAATAATATTTATCTATTATCTTATTAATGTTATAAAAGATTTGCAGATCGAAATTAAAAACATGTCTTCTAAATGTAATTATTCGTCAAATGACATTAAAGATAATTTCTCCAATAATAATGATACCATAGATATTAAAATTAAAAAAGATGTCGTTTCTTTATTAGATTATGCGAAGAATTTTTTTATTTAAGAATAATTTTTAATTATAATTAATATGCCTCGGAAAAAAACTGTTCAAGATACATCAACAACCAAAAAAACACCAAAAAAGAATATCATTGATTCTATGATCAAGAATAATGATGAAACAACTGATGTTATTGTTCAATTGCCAATCTCTCAAGCTAAAATTAATAATATTATTAATAATAATGAAAGTCAAAACGCTAAAATCTTAATTCCTACTCCATATGAAGCAACTTCATATTTTTCTAATGATGCTGAAAATATTTCATATGATAATGAATATCAGGCAGTTGCAGCTACTGGAAATAATAATAGTAAAAATTCTCATTGTTTTTGGTGCTGCCATCCGATTGAAGGTTCAACCGTTTATAGTATGCCCTATAATTATGATGTTATAAATGATAATTATTTTGTTTTTGGATCATTTTGTTCTCTCCAATGTGCTAATGCTTATAATTTTTCTGCTCATGGAAGCAGTGATAAGGTCTGGGAGATCAATAGTTGGATCCAAATGTTAGGAAAGAGATATGGATTTTCAAATACTATTCGCCCAGCTCCTTCAAAATATCTATTAAAAATGTTTGGTGGCAATATGACAATTGAAGAATTTAGAGAAGCTCATTTGAAATCTGATAAAACTTTTATTTTAAATATACCTCCAATGATTTCTATAAATACTAGCTCAGAAATCTTAAACACCTCTTATTTAGCCAAATTATCAGATAATAAAAATAAAAAAAACGATATAAAAAAATGATAATAATTCTTAAATGGATATTGATTGTATCAAATTAAAATGGAAGAAATTGATAATATTTATTTTACTGATTATAAAGTAAGCACAATTACCTGTAATGCCGATTTAGGAATAAATTTAAATCTCGATATTTTATATGAAAATTTTGAAATAAATGATAAATTCATTTGGATTTATTATCCTAAAATTACTGATAGAGCCAATACTCGCGGAACTTATCCAAAGAAAAAGAGGACACCAAAAAAAGATACAGCAAAAAAGAATTTGTTTGATAATCAAGTAACAACTATTTTCAAAATTAATGAAAATTATTTGCCAAATTTAAAGATATTCAAAAATGGCAATATTCAAATTACTGGGATTAAAGATAAAGCAATTGTTGAAGATATTATCAATCTTATTATTATTCAAATCAAAAAAATTTATGAGACTGATATTAATTTAACTACTAGCAATATTGATGATATCAAATTTAATAATTTCGTAATTCGTATGATTAATACAGATTTTAAATCATATCTCAATCCAACTATGGAAACTAAATTTCTAATTAGAAGAAAGATTTTACATAAAATTCTGATAAGTGATTTATATGATAATAAATGTAGTTTCGAACCTGGAAGATATCATGGTGTAAAATTGGAATATTTCTGGAATTCCAATAAAGAAAAATTAGATGGAATTTGTGTATGTAAAAAACATTGTTTCGGAAAAGGAACAGGAATTGGAGAAAATAATTGTAAAAAAATTACAATTGCTATTTTTGAAAGCGGAAGCGTTTTAATAACTGGAGGCATATCATTTGAACAAATTGATGAAGCTTATAAATATATTACTAATATTATGAATATTCATAAAAAAGAAATCCAAAAATCAGATTTAAATTTATTGTTATCTGAAAATGTTTAATTTATATCAATGTAAAATTATATCAATTTGTTTTAAGATTTCATCAAATCCTGAAATTTCATTTGTATTATAATAAAGTTTATAATCATTATATTGATATACAATTTTTATTTTTATTATTTTGTCATCTTTCTTAAAAGAACGATTACAAATTAATTTATCGACATTATTATAATAGGTGTCATCATACATATCAATAATTTCAAAGTTTTGATTATTGTTTCTTTTTTTGATTATATAACAATCAATATATTCAATATTCTTATAATTAAACAATTCGAACAATTCCAATTGAATATCATTGTCATTATCAATAATCTTATCATTGAAATGCATCTTAATTGTTTGATTATCTGTGATAAACTTCAAATCATAATTAATTCCTTCAACATTTACTTTATAATTATAAACATCTCCTTCATCTGTATAATCAATATTCATCGAAACTATTTTTGAATTTTTTTTGATAAACATCTGTAAATCTGAAAACTCCATCGAATAATATAAATTATATAAAGTTATTTTATCATTTTTTTATATTATGTATAAAACAATTTATTGTATTTTCTTATCAATGGGAAATAATATAATCTTCAATTATTATCTTTTTATGTTTGCTTTATTTCCAACCTATTTTAAACAATCTGTTATTGATGCAAAAAAAACAAGCGATAATCTTTATAATAGTTTGATGTTCTTAAATTTTAATGATGATATTTATAAAAAATATCATATTGATTTAATTGATATTCACGCAAATATTATGAAAATCATTGATAAAAATAAAAAGATGATTGGCAATGATTGTGATGATAATATAAGTGTTATGAGTGATTTAAGCGATGCTAGTGATGTTAGTTCTATGAGTGATTTTTTTGATGAATAATGCTATGACACAAACCCAATTTTAAACATTTAGATGCATCAAACAAACTAAACTTCTTTTTAATATCTTCAATCAATTTCTTATTCATTCTTGTTTTTTCTTTTAATATTTGAGTTATTATATCAAATATTAATTCTGTATTTTTAATATTATCATTTATTAACAAACTTGATTTATTATGATAATATAAAATATTATTTATTATATGTGCATAATCAAACATAAATATATGATCGCAATAAAGCATAGGCAATAAATCATCAATACTGATAGGACTGTTTATAATTGCATAAGTTGGTTGCTTTAATCTCATAATTCTTGGAATAATATTTAGAGTATCAAATATATTTTTTTCTATTTTCTTATTTTCAGGTATATTTTCTTCTTTACAATAATTATTACGAGGATATATAATTACAGGTGTTAAATTATCTTCAAATAATATTTTATCTAATTCTTCTATCGAATTATTACAAGATATTTTAATATTATTGTAAGGATTTTTAATAATTTCATAAATATTAGTTTTAATATCTACCTGTTTATCTTTATTATTTATATTTATTATTCTATCAACTATGCCTTTTTTTAAACAAAAATCAGCATTTAATAATAAATCGTGTTGAACCAAATCTAATAATTCCTGGCGTTTCATCTTTGTTCTCTTTTCATAAATATTAATAATATTATCAAAATATGCATCACTTATATTTATCATTTGATGTAATTCAGATTGTTTATCATTAATTTTACCAGTAATTGTATATTCGTGCATTAAACAATAACCAAAATTATTTATTAATCTATATGGACTATTAATTGATAAGAATGTTGCTGCAGAACAACTATAATTATCAATAATCGTAGCTATAGGAACTTTATTAAATTCAAACACACTTAATAATGCCATTCCTTCATCTAAACTACCTCCTTTTGATGATATATGAATTAAAATTGGTTTTGGATTTAATATTGCTCCTGCTGCTGTTTTAACTTCTTTATTTGCATTTTCTATCTTTTCTATTAATTTTACTATTGATTTATTTGAAACTTCTTCATTAAAATAAATATGAGTTAGTTTATTACTGAAAAAATCACTGTCAGACATAGATTTAAATATATTTATGTCCATCTTTATCTATTATTATTCATTATAAAAAATGAATTATTTTTATTATGATTTTAAAATTATTAAAAATGGATATGTGCATTTCTGAAATTAAACATAAAGGAATGTTATGGATTGATAAAATCCTTGAAGCCGGTTTGACATATACAAAAGCAGGATCAATCTCATTTTTATTATATGGAAAAATACCAAGTGATCAATCTATTAATATTAAACTAGGAAGATTTGGCGAATTTCTAGCAAAAGAATTAATAAAAACAAATCATAATTTAGAATTATTAATATGTGGTATTCAACAAATTAATGATAAAAAAAAAGATGTTGATCTTATATTCAAAGATGAATTCAGAAAAATTATTTATTATCGCGAATTAAAAGGAAACATTGAATTAGACACTGAGAAATTACCAGCAACCATTAATAAATGCAAAGAAATTGAAAGTTCCTTGAAAATTACTTATCATAATTATGAAATTAATTGCGGTATCTTAAATTGGAGTGTATATGATAGAAAGATATTGACTGCTGGACTTTCAAATATAAAAACATTTGAAAATAAAGGAATAAAAATAGATCATATGCAAGATTTCCTTGAAATCATAAATATTAGATGGAGTGAAGAAGATTATTACTCTTATTTTAGAGAAATAGGAATAAAAATAAAAATGAGATCTGTTTAATAATTTTTAATAATTAAATGTTTTGTATTTATTTCATCTCCAACTCTTTTATCATATAATTTAAATTTATATTTTTTATCATATTCAGATATTATATAACCTTCATATAACTTTTCAATAAATTCTGTCTTTCCTATAATCAATAAGCATTTTATTTTTGTATTTTTAAAAAGATCTGCGAGTTTCTTATGTTCTTCTTTTCCAAATTGACAATATCCATAATCAGTAAATTCACTATCATATGGAGGATCCAAGAACATAAAATTGTTTTCATTATCATAATTTTCAAATATATATTCAAAATCTTTATTTAAAATTTCTGTGTTTTTCAATAAAATTTCATAATCTTCATTTAATAATTCTTCATAATTAATTGTTTTATATCTTCCAAATGGAATATTAAATTTACCATTTTTATTATACCTTAGCATTCCCCTAAAACAAGTCTTTCTTTGATAATAAAATTGCTTTGCTCTATCTAAATAATCAGCTGTTTCCATTTTATCCCTAATTTTATAATAAGTTTCTTCGTCATTTGGCGATTGTTCCATAAATTCATATATTTCTTTTCCTTTTCCATCTGCAATTGATTTATATAAATCAATCAATTCACTGTGAATATCACTTATAATTGCTTTATCTGGGTTTAAATAGAAATAGACAGAACCACCTCCAACAAATGGTTCAATATAATTATCATAATTTTCAGGAAAATGATCTTTAAATAATTTGATTTCATCACTCTTTCCACCGCTCCATTTTATTAATGGTTTTAAATGTTTCTTTTCGAATAATAATAATGATGATAATAATTCAATCAATTTATTTTTATTTTTTGATTTACAATTTTTAATTCCTAGAGTTTCGCATTTTTCCAACAATTCTATTTTAGATAGTTTTGATAAATCCATTTTTATTTAAATAATTATTTTAAGTTATTTAATCATTTTTTAAATATTATTGAAAATAGATAATCATAAAATTTATTAAATATTGATTTATATTTATTATCATTGTGAATATATGTATTCAAAACATTTTTATAAAATTGAATTGGATTTACATTTATTATTGCCATTGTAATAATATATATCAAAATTATATAAAGACTAATTTCTAAATCCTTAAATGTTATTTTGGTATTGTAGATTAATAATATTGGTATTAATTTTATTATCACATTTATTATTACAAATTTTATGAGATTATATATATTTGTCTTTTTAGATATTAAATATATTAATTCTCCGAATGTTATTATATATCCTAAGATAAGAATAAATAATGGATTGTATTTTGTAAATTTGAAATAATATAATAAAAACCATATGAATATCCAATATGAAAATATTTCAATTCCGATAAACATTTAAGATTATCGCACCTATTTATATAAATATGTTTAAAATTGATGAATTGAAATTAAATGAAATTGATTTATCTAATGGAGATATTATAAAAGGTATTTCATTTAATTTTGATATTATTATTGATATTATCAAATCCTTGAAAATTGGAGGAGAGGCTTATGTTGCTTTTCCATTTCATAATCATAATAGCAATCATATTTCTATAAAAACTTTATTATTAAAATTATGCGATTTGAAAGATATCATTTATCTTCCTATTGGTATTTTTGATAATGATATTAAATTATTTGTTCTTCATTTTATTAAAAAACTTCAAAAACCTATAAATAACAGTAGCTATCAAACAGAAAATATAAATTTCTATAATTATAATTTTGAAGATGACACTAATCATTTTATAAATACCGTAAATATTAATGATATCATTCTTAACAATTATTCATTTAATTCTTCTGATTATATTAAAGAATATCCATTAGATCCTAAACATTTTATTATAAAAGAATTACAAGAAATCGCAAATATTGAATATGGAAATGTTAATCATAATAAAGATAGGAATGAAGATAGGAATAATAATGATGGAAATGAAGATAAATATAAGATTTATGGATATAAAAATGAAAATAAAGAGACAAATAAATATAATAGAGATGGATTTAATATTATAATTACGAAATATAAAGTTTATTTGACAAATGATAAACTTTTTTTAAATAATTTTGCTGTTTCTGTTAAGTCATCTAATAATGATATTATTTCAGATAAATATTTAGGTTATTATTTATCCAATAAATATAAAAATATTAATTTGAAATCTTTGAAGAATTTTAGAATTCATATACCTCCAATTGAAGTTCAAGAAGAGATTGTAAATTATATTGATGAAAATAATGAAAAAATTAAGAAATTGAATAAAGACATTGAAGATCTTAATTATAAGTCTTCATTGTGGTTTATAAATGTTGATTAGTTTTTCTTATTTTTTTATATAAAAATATTTATGAATTATTTTTATAATGACTTTTGAAATAAAATTCAATAATAAATGAATTAATAATATTAATAATTATAAAGATTTATTTAAAAATGCAAAACCTTATTCTTATGTTATTATTGATAATTTTTTTAATGATGAAACTATTAATATGATAATTAAAGAATTTCCTTTGCCTCATAAAACTATAAATAATTATGATTGGAAATATTATCATAATCCACTTGAACATAAATATACATTAAATGATTTTCAAAAATTGCCAATAATTAAAAAAGTTTTTGATAAATTAAATGATAATGAAACAATTAATTACTTAAAACAAATAACAGATATTGATAATCTTGAAAACGATCCTTATTTACATGGTGCAGGTATTCATGCATATCCAAATAAAGGTAAATTAGATATTCATTTGGATTATAATATTCATCCTATTAGCAAAAAAGAAAGAAGAATAAATTTAATCATTTATTTAAATGAAAATTGGAAAGATGAATATGGGGGATTTTTAGAATTATATGATGATAAAAGAGAAAATCCAATTCAGATTAAACCTTCTTTCAATTCTGCCATAATTTTCAAAACAAATGATATTTCTTATCATGGATTGCCTAATAAAATTATTTGTGATGATAATAATTACAGAAAATCATTAGCTAATTATTATATTTCAGATATTTCAGATAAAAATAATAATTTAAATCGATTTAAAGCGGAATATTATCCAAGAAAAGATCAAATTGTTTCTGATAAATTGAAAAAATTATATGAAATTAGGAAAACAAGAATAATAATTAAAGAAGATTTGAATGATTGGGAAAACTGGGAAAATGAAGGAGGCATTTATTGGTAATTTATAAAAATGATTTAAAGAATTATTTTAATATAAATATTATAAAATATTCAGTATTCCAATATGTCAAAAGAAGATAATGTAGGTATTGGAATTGACCTTGGCACCACTACTAGTTGCGTTGCTGTTTGGATTGGTGATCGTGTTGAAGTTCTCCCAGATCATCAAACCGGATCTCGTATAATTCCTTCTTATGTTACCTTCACTGATGATGAAAAATTGGTTGGTGATGCTTCAAAAAATGTTTCAACTATGTATCCTAAAACAACATTTCATGATATTAAGCGTCTAATTGGTCGTAAATATGATGATAGTTATGTTCAGGCTGATAAAAAGCTTTGGGCATTTGATGTTGAATCAGATGCAAATAATAAACCTGTTCTTGCTTTTGATTATAAAGATGAAAAGAAAAAACTTTATCCTGAAGAAATTTCAGCAATGGTTCTTGCTCGTCTTAAGGAAACTGCAGAAGCTTATCTTGGACATCCAGTTAAGAAAGCTGTTGTAACTGTTCCTGCTTATTTCAATGATAGTCAGCGTCAAGCTACTAAAGATGCTTGTACTATCAGTGGAATGGAATGTCTGAGAATTATTAATGAGCCTACAGCTGCTGCAATTGCTTATGGTCTTGATAAGATTGCTGAAAATCAAAAAGAAAAAACCATTCTTATTTTTGATGAAGGTGGTGGAACTCATGATCTATCAATTTTAAGTATTGACGGTGGCATTTTTGAGGTAAAAGCAACAGCTGGTGATACTCATCTTGGTGGTTCTGATATTGATAATCTTATTGTTGATTATCTTTGTGCTGATATTAAAAAGAAATTTAATAAAGATATTAAACAACATCCAAAAGCCCTAAAGAGACTTAATATTGCAGCTGAAAAAGCTAAAAAGAACCTTTCAACAACAACTTCAGTCCCAGTTGAAATTGATTCTCTCATTGATGGAATTGATTATACGACTACTATTAGCAGAGCTAAATTTGAACAACTTGCTGAAAGCTTCTTTAATAAATCGATTGAACCAATTTCAAGAGTTCTTCAAGATGCTAAGATTTCTAAAAGTGATGTTGATGAGATTGTTCTTGTTGGTGGTACTACTCGTATTCCTAAAATTCAAGAACTTCTCAGCAATTATTTTAATGGAAAGCAATTGAATAAATCACTTAATCCTGATGAAGCTGTTGCAATTGGTGCTGCTATTCAATGTGCTATTCTCACTGGTCAAGGAAGTTCAAAAACAAATGATCTCCTTCTTCTTGATGTTGCCCCTCTTTCTCTTGGTATTGAGACAAGTGGCGGAGTTATGACAAAGATTATTGAGAGAAATACTACTATTCCAACAAAGAAATCTCAAACCTTTTCAACATATTCTGATAATCAGCCTGGAGTTGATATTAAGATTTATGAAGGTGAGCGAGGTTTTGTAAAAGATAATAATCTTCTTGGTTCATTTCATTTAAGTGGAATTCCACCAATGCCCAGAGGTCAGCCTAAGATTGTTATTGATCTTTCTATTGATGTAAATGGTATTCTTGAAGTAACTGCAAAAGAAGAAAGCACAGGAAAAACCAATAATATCAAAATTACTAATGACAAGGGAAGGTTGTCAAAAGAACAAATTGAAGAAATGGTCAAAGCTGCAGAGAAATATAAAGAAGAAGATGAGAAAAACAGACAACAAATTGAAGCAAAGAATGAACTTGAAAATTATCTTTATAATACTAAAAACAGCCTTTCAACTAAAGCTGATGGAGCGCCAGAAAATTTTGATGAGATTAAGGCTGAAATTGATCCAGTTGTTGAAGAAGGATTAAAATGGCTTGAAGAAAATCCAAAACTTACAGCTGAAGATTATAAAAGTAAGCAGAAGGAATATGAGGAAAAAATTAAGCCTCTTATTACAAAACTTTATGGAGCTGTTCCACCTCAAGGAGGTGAATTTGTAGCATCTGGAACAGGTCAAGCTCCATTTGAAACATCAGCAAGTCCAGGAATGGAAGGAGCAGGACCAAAAGTCAAGGTTAATATCAATAATGAAGACCTTGATTAAAAAAATAATTTTATTTATTTTTCTTATTTCTATTTATTTTCTAAAATGGAAATTGTGGCATTGGCGGATGCATAATATTACAACTACAACTACAACTATAATTTATAATTTCATCCAAATTCATATAATTTCGTAATTGCTCTCTATAATTTTTAATTAATTCTAATTTTTCATTAGTAATTGGATAGTCAGATATTAAATATTTATCACTTTCTATTAATAATTTATTTCTAGTTTCTCTTAAATTTTAATTTTTATAGCAAATCTCATATCATCAACATCTTCAAATATTCTATCTATTTCTGCTTCGTCTATTTGGTTTTTGATTGGGGTGAATTCTTTTTTATATTTGTCAATTTCTTTTCTATGGTCATCAATATAAGTCATTTATAATTTGAGTTTTGCTGTTTCTTTCTGTTCATTTGTTAAAATTGTAGTATTATCAATTTATTCTGATTTTTCTTGAAGTTGTTGGTATCTTATATGGTCTATTTTAGAATATATAAATAACCATTAATTTCATCTTCTGGAAACGGCTCCATTTGGCGTTGCCACCCTTTAATTATATTTCCTTCTAGGTCTATAATTTTGTTTTTTTTCTTGAAATGTTTTAGGGTCTTTAAAGTCGGTAAAAATACCAGCAGCTGGTGCTGTTTCAATTTCATTATAATTTGTATTTTGTCGTTTAATACCAAATGCTTCTTTAATTTTCTTTACTAAATTATTTTCTTCGTCAATTTCAATTTTTCTTTTAATTTTGGTTCAATCTTTGATGTATATTGTCGAAATGCCTGTTTAGCTGTATATTTAATCTGTTGTTGAATTTTGGGTTGAAAATTTGAAAATATAACATCATAAGATTTCTTTTTTTGTTTTTAATTAACTAAAACAAATGGACTGCATATTGTTTGTGTTTCAGCTGTTTTAATATACACCCCAAGATCATTAGTGAATTCGCTTCTTCTATTAAAAGCGCTTGATGAACGCTCACGAGCTAATGGTGAAGGAATATCTAATTCGCTCATATCTAATAATTGAAAAAGAAAATTATTAAAAAGGGAAGTCAGGAATAATAAAATTATTATTGCTAAAATCTCGTAATTGTTGCCGATGATCTTTTTTTTAACGACTAATATTTGGGATTAGAAATATAAGATGATAAAAATTCTGGGATGGTTGGAAATGGTAAATTCCATTTTCCTTCAATTAAATAGTTATTCTTATTTTCATTAATAAAATTTCGTAAAATCTGTCGATAAGTTCTTAATTCATTTTTTTGTTCTTCTGTTAATGTCTCATATACATCAGGTAGCATTAGATAATCAGTCTTTTTTAGCAACTCATTACGGAGATTACGATTACGAATTAAAAAATGCTCGTTGCTTGTAATACCACTCATTCTTATACTTTTGATAAGAGAAAATTTATTTGTTGTTGTTGTCGATCTACAACTATATGAAGTTCCTTAATGGCTTGAACTAAAATACCTACCATATTAGCATAAGATATTGATTTAACTCCATCATTTTCAAATACAACCTCAGGGATTATATGTTCTACTTCTTGTGCGATCAAACCGATTGATTTTGTCCCTTCTTGAATATAAGTAAAATTAACACCACGAAGATGAAGAACTTTATCCAAAGCATTCTCAATTGTAGAAATATCAGTTTTTAATCTTTCATCAGATGTTGATACGACATTTCCAAATTTAGTGCCTACATTACCATCACCATAACATACTAATGTATCAAAAGGGGCTGTATATATAATTCTAAATTGATTAACCATTGTCCCAATAGTATTATTATTACCATAATCACCAATAACAGTAGAGAAACCTGGTGTATAACCAATTTTAAAATGTCTGTTTCCACCTGCTCCATCTTTTTTTGCTACAACTATATGACCATCACTATCAACAGTTGATGAATTTCCAACCGTCAAAACACCAATAGGAGAAGTATTATTAAGTCCTACCCATCCATTTGTTTCAATTGTCATTTTCGCATCACTAAGACTAGCATTATATACAGAACTATTATTTAAAGTATTATTAACACAAAAATGTAATTTGCATCTGCTCCAAGAACTTATCCCCTGTGCTATTATAGCAAATTTTAAGGCACTATCAGCAGCATTAGGAGTTCCAAAAAATATACCTGCTGAACCTGCTTCAGTTGTCGCACGAACAATCATATTGGCATTATATAAATCTAATCTTGCTCGTGGAGCTTGTGTGCCAATACCCATATTACCAAAACCATTAATGATACAGGTTGTTGTAGTATCTGTATAAAATCTATGATCACTTGGTGAATTATATCTTAAAGTGCTTCCATTAACACCAAAACCATAGCCAGTATATAATTGAATTCTCATATCATTAAGGGCATCATTAAAAATTAATTTTGAATTACTACTAATATTAATATGACCTGTGCTTCCTGTTATTGTCATTCTTGTTGCTCCATTAGCATTAAAAAACATATTAGCATTATTGACTGTTAAACCCATGTTTTGGTCTCCATTTTGAAAAATAGTATTACCAGTATCTTCTCCATTTATTCTTAGACCAGTAGCAGAACCATCACCTCCAATATTAGCATAACCCTTTGTTTGGAGACAATAATTCCCATCCCAAGTTCCAGAAGTTTGAGTTATTTGAACTAATGGTTGAGTATAACCAGAAGAAGCCCCAGAAACTGTTAATACAGTAGCAGCAGATTTATAACTAGTTGTATTCATACCAATATTAAGACCATTAGCACCAGTATATAAAACACCTCCAAATTGTGTTTGTAATCTTGTGCCATTTGTGGAAAGACAATCAACCGAATTTGGAGTTATTCGCAAAATAGGATTTGTAGCATTTACTGCTAAATTAGCACTGTCGGCAAAGCCTATTTGTTTATTTCCTAATCTATTTACTAATAATAACATAGCAATACCATCAGTTGATGTTGTCGCAGTTTGATAAAATTCTTGACCTGATAAAATTATTCGTGGTAAAGTTTGAGATGATGAAAATAATGTTAATGAAGCAGATGTCGAAGCAGTCGTTCCAATACCAGCATTTCCAGTAGTTGTAAGTGCCGTATTAACACTCACAGCTCCTGCACCAACTTCAAACCTATTTGTACCACCAATAAACATTCTATGGAAAGAATTAGGAGGGACTGAATAATATTGTGTAAAATCATTAATACCAATTGAATAAGGATAAGTAGAAGCAGTCCCAGTATATAAAATTATTTTGTCTCCGTTTCCTCCAAAAACTCCTATTGCTGGTAGTGCTGCTAAAATGTTATTAAAGTATATTTTTTTATTAAGAATTAAATTTTCAGCCATATTATTCGTTCCATCTAATTTTAAATATTTACCATCATTTGTTGTTGTTGTAGAATAAGGAGTTAAGGCAGTTGATATAGCTGAATTCATTTGTGTAGTTGTTGAATAAGGAGTTAAGGCAGTTGATATAGCTGAATTCATTTGTGTAGTTGTTGAATAAGAACTTAAAGGAAGATTAGTAAGACCTGAACCATCACCAGTAAATTTAGCAGCTCCTGTTAATGTTATTCCTCCTGTTGTTGATAAAACCCCACTATTATTAAGGGTCATTGTATTATTTGTGGGACCTGTATAAAATTTATAAGAAGCACCTGCATCAGCATTTAATCTAAAAACACCACCATTAATACCTATACCATATTGAGTTCCACATAAATAAATAAGATTATCCTCAGTTCTAGAACCAAAACTTAAGCTTTTAGTAGTTCCATTAATAATTACATCACCTGCAAAAGTATTATTATTAGCAAGAATAGCAAATTTTGCATCACTTTCACTTTTATTATAATAAACAGTTAAATCTGGTTTATTAAAACTTATATTATTATAATCTAATAATGTTATATTTGAACCAACACCAGTAAATTTAGCAGCTCCTGTTAATGTTATTCCACCAGTTGTTGATAAAATACCGGCACTATCAAGGGTCATAGTATTAGTTGTTGTACCTGTATAAAATTTATAAGAAGCACCATCTGGTGCATTAAATTTAAAAATTAATGAATTCATACCCAATCCATAACCATCATATAATTGTATTTTCATATCATTTGCTATATTATTAAATGTTAGAGCACCTCGACAATTGATATTTCCAGTGTCAGCACTTATAGTAACATTATCAGAATTATTTGAAGTGTTCCTAAATATATATGTACCATTTCCAGAATGAAAAATAGTTGTATTATTAGAAGTATAATATACTCTATCAACACCATCTAAACTTTTATGCCATTGATTATTAGTTAATGATAAAACACCATTATAATCTAATGTCATTCTATCTGTGCCAGTTGTATCCCAAGACGCATTAAATCTCAATAATCTACTTGATGTATCATTGCCATTTATATACATAGACCACCCATAATTACCATTTACATCTAATGAAAATGATGCTTTATTTGCAGAACTTCCACCAATTCTACATCCAATTACTGAACTATTATTAGCAGCATTAGTAGGATTAAAAACATATAAACCGCCACTACTTCCAAGAGTTGATGTTGATGAATGTTCTATATGAAGTTTTGTTAATGAATAATTAGTTCCAATTCCTACATTTCCTCCTTCTCTTTGAAGCATTAAAGTTTGGTCATATCCACTATTTTGTTTAATAGTTTGTATTAATGCTCCAGCATTTACTGTTGTTGATAGTCCTGTTGGAGGACTAATTAATAATTGATATTGATTTGTATATGTTGTAGCATCAGCAATTGTTAAATTTTCAGTTGAAGTTCGTCCTCTAACATCTAATTTTACAGTTGTGGAGGTTGTGCCAATACCAACATTTCCATTTGACATTATTCTAATTCTTTCAGTATTTGCAACATCAGTTGTATAAAATATATGACTTCCTGTTGAAGTTGCTAAATATTCAATATTTCCAGCATTTCCTCCGCTTCTAGTATT